AAATTTATACCATTGATTAAGTTCAACATTATCTTGTAAATTAGTTGCTGAACTGTCTGCATTATTGTATCGTAATATAAGTCTTGCAGAGGATGTTCCGATTAATTTAATATAAAAGGTTTCTCCAGCTTGAATGTCAAGGTCAGCAAATATGCGTTTTGTCTTGTTACCGCTTGAAACAACGTCTGAAAAAGAAAAGTCAATATTTCCCACCTTTGATTCTAACTCGGTAAGTTTCCCCTCCAGTTTGGGGATGTTGTCCAGGCCGGAATCTATCTCGGGGCCTGTGTATTTACTTATGTACTTTTTTGCCATAACTATTATTATTTTGAATTTTTAACAAAGAACATCTCGCCGTCGGAAGTCTTCACGAACTCATTGGAAACTGTGATGAAGTTCGACGGCACTTCATGATCATTGACGTGACGGATGACAGTCGTCGAGACTGTTGTCAATGGGAGCAGCTGCGCCTTTACTCTTGGTCTTGTAAGCTTCATATTAAATGATCTTAACATTACACATTATACTCTGCACCTCATTGCGATATCCGTCAGAGAAATCCGAGTCCGGAACCTTAATTTGAATATCCAGCCAAAGGTCGCCTCGGCTGAGGGTACCCGTGGCAAGTGGGGCGATATAGACACCGTATTCCGGATTCTTCAGCTGAGCCTTGGATAACGATGTCGTGCTCTGACCGACGCGGAATGTGCATGAGAAGTCAACCTCCTGCATGCTCAATCCATTTGGAAGATCATCAATGAAGACTTGGATCTTACAGTCAGAACCATGCTTGATTATGTTGGTTTTCCTGTTCATATGAATAGTTATATTGTTATGTCTGGGATAGTGACAGGATCCTGATACCTGAAAGAAAAGCTTTGCTTATGTATCGTTCCGTAACTTGATATGTTGACTGACGCCTCCTCGATGACGATTCTCTTCCAACCTCCGTCAGTGAAATGGTATGCAAAACCATCCTCAAGCATTCCTGCCAAAGCTTGGGATGCTTTCCTGGTCAATGGACCTGTATACTGCTGCAGTACGATGTCACATTCCGTAGAAGCCTTCTTATGGTATCTGCCATACCTGGCATTGTTGAACTGGTAAGAAGGGATGATCTGAAGGTCACCCGACATCGGGAAGAACTCAAGATAGCCGAGGCGGTTCTTGAATAGGAACATCTGCCAATTGCCAGGCTGAACCTGATAGGTCGGCGACTGCAGGATATGATTGCCTGTAGAAGCTGTTACCCTGAATTTGCCGTCCATTCCCTTGGTGACTTGGGATGGATCAATCAAAGTATAGGCTACAGCCCTTGAGTTGAATGGTCCCGCTTCATGTACGTTCTGCAATCCCGCTGGAGATTCAGCAACGAATGCCACAGTGCCTCCATTAGGCGCAATAGCAGACATCGGGAGAGGGTAGTCCGGTATTCGCAGAAGATCAATGTCCGAATACCTTGTCTCAGCTTCCGAATGGAGAAGGATGAGTGTGAAGGAATATGACCTGCCGGCAACAGTGATTGTCAAATCCAGCTCTTGTTCCGCATCAGAACCATTGCCATCATACGGCAAAGCCGGAATAGCGTACGGCTTGAAGATATCAGTAAGATCCAGACGAATCTCTCCGGAGAAATCAGCATAGTTGTTGGTCTGCATGATGATAGCGCCGCCAGTCTCCCTAAGGACGATGGCAGTAGGGTAGGCTATGCTACCTGCCACTGTCAGATCAGCAAGGTCGTCAAGATATATTGTCTTATTATTGAGCTCTGTGATATTCATTGCATGATAGTTTATTCAGTGGACTCCGATATGAAGTATTCCTGCCATTTGTGTGTTCCGGTATGAGTAGAAGTACCATAACCCCACCACTTCTTATACTTCTGAGTGTATTTGTATTTCAGCCAGCGGTCACGGATGAGAACCTTGGAACCTGCGCATGTAGGCTTGTAGCTCGGAGCATCCTCCATGGTGTAATCTTCCAAGCCATCGGTAGAAGTTATCTCATATCCATTGCCGTTATAGATGTATCGGGTATTCTCCAGTCTCCATCCGTATGAAACACCGAAGTCAACAGTAGGACCCGAAAGCATGTCGTCGTACACCGGCAGGACCTGGAGTGTCGCTTTGACAAGAGCCGTCTCTGCATCGCTGATGCTGTAGGTCATGTCCTTTATCAAAACCCTTGCGCCATTGAGGAGCTTAGGTGTTGAAAGATCAGAAGAGAGGATAAGGGACAGTGGCATATCAAGCTCTGCAGAAATCATAGGCGCGCTGTTAAGAGGAATTCTCTCATGTGTATTCCACCAATACTTCTTAATGTCCTCAGGGATAAGTGAAGGGTAGTCAGTTGCCAATGCATTGCCATCCTTATCATAAGAGTTTGTGGATCCATGATAGACTCCTGAATTCAAGAAGTGCGCATAGCAGATCTTGATATTCTGAGCTGGTGCAGACTCCCCTGCCTGGATGTACTTATGAGCACGTTCACCGATGTATGGCATGTAGATGTCCCCGACGCGGAACATAGGGACAAATTCATCATTGGTAGATATCTCCACGTTGCTTTCAGCCATTCGCCTGACGTATGGGAATGCGTTGGATCCAAGCAAAGATACATTACCTTGCCCGTCAGAATAGAAGTATTTACCTACAGGATCAACAAAGAACAATCCCGTTCCCGTAATGTTGTCCTTGTGGTTCGCATGCCCGCAATTAGGATACAGCGTGTGAAGATCTTCGATAGATTCTGCGGCAGGTTCAGCACCGGAGACAGATGTCCCTACAGAAAGCTTGAGACCCTGCGAGTCAGGATAATTGACAGTAGGATTGCCCCTCATATAAAGAGTGAGATCGAGGTCCGGCTGTGCATTGCTGATACTGCCCTCGAATGTGCGGATATCCACAGTTCCTGCATCATAAGTCACAATGATTCCGAACTTATCATGGAGCCATACGAGCAGTTCTCCCACTGTGATATCAGGTACAAGGTCGGCATACTGGAAGCCCCATAAGACCTTAAGATCATAAAATTCGCAGCAAGGATCCGCAAGGTTATGTAGCAGAACAATCTCCTTAAGGAATGGATCATTCAAGATATCGTTCGTCCTTACCTCGTAACCCAAAGACTCGAAGGTGTACTGTACACATGCCCAAAGGTAGAGATACGGTGATACACCATAGCCGGCAGGGACAGTTACCTGAGCATCTCCGATATTGAGAGTTCTGGAATCATCGATGATCTTATCGGTAGTCGGATTATTGATGATGAAGACATTGCCCTCGTCAGTCATGTCGCATGCGACCGGGAAGAGAGCGACGTCATTCAGATACCAATTCTCACGATGCATGCCAGTATAGATTTCATATGGGGTAGCAATGTTCATCTTGCTCATTCCATATGAAATTCCGGTAAATACATCCTTAAGCTTCCTTTCCTGGATGGAAGCATACATCTCGCTCTCCTGAAGGGCAAGGGATATGGATATGCCTTCGTTTCCGGATGAATCAATGATTAGCAGACATTTCTTGCTGAACGGACCGCACTCGAGGAATGCCGGTTTCTCCTTGATGAAGCGGGTTGACCTGTTGATATTCTCAGGCCATCCTAGGATGCGCTTGTTGTCCGCTGACGCTGGCAGAGTCACGGGAACAGAAGCGACGCCAGCTTCTGAATAGAACGGGTGGTTGTGCTCGATATCGAAGGAGAATCCCTCCGGAAGGTCGAGGATGCCGTCTTCAACTGTTATCTTCATATTAGCCTCTTCTTAATGATGTTCTTTTCCTAAATCTGTTACGAAGTTCAGTTTTTGCTTCCATATCTGAAAGGACAACATAAGCCGGAATCGGCTGGTCGGAAATGCTGTATAGAAGGGATAAGATATCCTTAAGAATGGCATTGTCACCCGAAGCAGGCGCATTGCCCGTATAACCTCCCTCTGCATATCCCGGAAGGGAATGAGATGATGTACGTCTGCGACGTTTGTGTTCGATATTGGCGACCATTGCAGCGACCTGCGGGTCTCTCATCTCCGGCTGAGGGACGACGTATTCGCCCCTATGGACTACGCCGGCCACCTCGAGACGGCCACCGTTTCCGGTGTATCCTCCGTCGGAGAATCCCACGACATTGTTACCTCTTGCCTGGCTTGCGGATGCTCCTCCGGAAGAAGCATTCTTGATGGCGTTGCGCTGCTGAACCATGACTGCGATCTGTGCAGCTGTAGTGGCAGCCACGATGCCGGCGAAGATGGATCCTGCGATAGGTCCGAGCTGTGCCCATGACTGGATGACAGCAAGGGCACTCTGGGCGATTGCCTGGGCTATGGAGATGCCGAGTTCCACATCAGCGTACTTCTTCTGTACGTCAAGCTTCTTGGCTTCATACTTTGCCTCGATCTCTGCACGCTTGTCGGCATTATCCCCGGCAAGAGAAAGTTCCTTCTCCATCTGAGCATCCAGCTTGGCAATCTCTGCATCCTTTGAACTGCTGGTAGCCTGCCCCATGGCATCCAACAGTTGCATTGTGCCCTGCAGTTTGCCTTCAAGTCCCTGATCCCAGATAGTCTGCTCTTGCTCCTGCTGCTCTATGCCATATTTT